CTGTCAGGGACTTGCTCAAGATCCGTAACGAAGCATGGGAATCGGGTAAGTTTGGTGAGGCTATTCGGGCTGAAGAACTCCGTTTAAAGGCTACTGGACTGCTTGTAAACAAGGCTCATGTACTACATGAGAAGGTTGATAGCATGACAAAGGAAGAAATACTGGCTGAACTCCAGAATCTACAACAAAAAGCACAGGATCGGATGAAAAAGGCTAACGTAACCCACATAAACCCAAAGAAGATAGGCAAAAGTAGTTAGATATGGGTGTATATGGGTCTGCACTTGGCGAGTCCGTAGGCAGGATCACCGAACAATTTCCATAGAACGGGACTGGACACCATCGGATCGGGATCGGAATACGTATAATTGTTCGGAGTCGCGCAGCTAATCGGGATCGGATCGGAGGTGGATCGGGCTTCCATCGGGCTACTGTTTGGCTTCCAGCAACGGGTTCGGGTTATGGTTCGGATCGGGTCAGGGTGAATCGGGCTGCGCGAATCCCAGCCCAGACCTGAATACTCACAATTGTTCGTACTCACGCACAGGAGGCTGTTGCGTCGTCCAGCTCTGACTCCGAACAATTGTTCGCAGTATAACTGCTGGGACAGCAACAGCTTCTGGTAAAAAAAAATAAAAAAAATTAATATTAACTGTTGACATAGTGCAATCATTACTATATATTATAGTTATTAATCAGCCAATGGAGAGAAAAATGATTATACAAACAGTAAACGAAAACCAATTTATAGATTCTTTTAGAACTTGGGACACTTACAAAAACAATTTTTCATATGAAAGTTTGAAAGCCTTGTATGAATATTTTGAAGAGTTTGCCGAGTGTCAAGATTCTGGAACTTTTGAACTTGACGTTGTTGCAATCTGTTGCGACTTTACCGAGTACAAAAACTTTAAGGAGTTTCAATCTGATTACCCACAATATAACAGCCTTTTTGGAGGACATAGTGAGTCAGTTGATTATTATACTTCCGTTATTCTTCCCGAATGTTGGAACGGGAAAGATTGTGACAATCACGAAGAGGTGAAAGATCTACCTTTTATTATACAAAACTTTTAATCGGGCAACTTGCCCAGCTAAAATCGGGATCGGGGTAACCTGCTTCCGATTTTTTTTGTGCTGGTACTGGCTGTAGCTTCTACTGGTAAAGGTTAAGTCCGAACAATTGTTCGAACTCAAACACCAGACAAAAAAAAGAGCCGAAGTGGAAAGGTTCCTCGACTCTTTTTTTCATGCTCTCACATTAACTGGGGGAGTTGCTATTTTAGGTCTGTGAACCCCCTACCCCGAACTTTTGACCTCATATTGTTGTGTTGGGATACTGTAAACCATTACTGTCTTGCCATCACATTTATATATATAGCAATCATTACAATCAGTGTCAAGAAAAAAAATAAAAAAAAATAAAAAAAAGTTCTTGACTTATATAATGTAATGATTACTATATAATTATGTTAATCAGCCAATAGGAGAAAAAAGATGACATATAACAATCCAAAGTTTGTAGCCTCAGATGAGGTTAGACAAGACAACATAAGAGCTATGGCTAACATCTATACAAGATGGTGTGAGTTTCATAATATGCCAAAGCATGAGAATGGTAACTATTATAGTGTCGATGACATTATGATATATAATTATCAGGATCTTGATTCAGAGCCAACAGAACAGATGGTTAAATTCTTTGGTGCTTTCCGTGAGGTTTGGGAGCAAATTGAATCAATAGAAAGCACAGCAGTATGACTGGCTGGGAAATAGCATTGGTGGTGGCTCAAGCCATCACCTTCTATGCAGTTGTTTGTGCTGTTGTAATAATCGTACCATTTTAAGAAGGGAGGAGTTGAAGCTGGGTTCGTAGCCCAGCTTCTTTTTTATCCTGTAACCGAACAATTGTTCGTATTCAACAAGGAGGCAAATTGATTAAAGAAACAAACGGCAGATTCACCTGTACAAATTGTGGTCATGTTTATAGCTCGATGCTTGGAGATGATGAAATACCTGATACCTGTAATAAATGTAAAAAAATAAAAAAAGGTGTTGACTTCTTGGGTAGTAATGATTACAATATAAATATATCAGCCAAAGGAGATAGATATGACGAAGATAAATGAAATGATGAAGTTTAGAGAAACTATGGAAACCATCATAGGTAGAGGTATAGAGATCTACGAGGGAGACAAGCTTTCCTGTGTAGGAGGAATGTACGACTTTATCTGTGATCAGTGCCTTGAGTTCACCAAGGAGGGTTGGGACATGATGAGCCTTAAGCAAGGGGAGTCCATGAATGTTGCGTTTGGCACAGGAGAGATCAGGGTCAGACGGAACGACCACATCACATAGCAAAAACAGGCTGGGATCTCCCAGCCTTTTTTACTGGCTGTTTCCGAACAATTGTTCGTAGTCCCGTAGCTGAATCAGTTGCTGTAAAAAAAATAAAAAAAGATATTGACAGGTGTAGCAATCAATACTATATTATATCTAAATCAATTTCAGCCAAAGGAGATACACATGAAAAAGATTTATATTGCTTACGGAGCAAATACAAATAGAAGGGCAATGGCACGAAGGTGTCCCAATGCCAAACCAATAGGAGCTGGTTTCATTGTCGGTCAGAGGTTTAAGTTTAATAACGTGGCAGACATTGTTCCAGCACAGATAGGTAGTGGAGTCTCAGATGCACCAGCAGTTGCATGGGAAATCACACCTGACTGTGAGAAAGCACTTGATAGATTTGAGGGTTTTCCGAGTTTGTATAGAAAAATAGACGTTACTTTTAAAATAACTGGTATGCAAAAAAAGTGGCAGTTTGATCATATGCAATCTGAATATAAAGGCTTTGCTTACAAAATGAATTACACAGGATTCCACACACCAAGTCCTATGTACGTTGATGGTATCAGAACTGGGTTGAAAGGTTTTTTCAATTCAGGTTACTGGGACATGATCGATAACTCTATCGACTCTGCTATTATTAAGAGTTTTAGAATGGAGGAAACAGGAAGCCCGTTGACTAAACGGGTCGGTGGTTCACAGTGGAGGTAAGGTTCTCCTAGGCAAAGACCCAGCTTCTTCGGAGGCTGGGTTTTTTCTGGTGTCAGTCCGTACAATTGTTCGTACTTATATCGGATCGGGCATCGGGCTGGGTCGCCATCTGTACAATCGACCATCAAACTCTCCACATATATATAGGTAATAGGTTAAAAATTTTCTTTTTTTTTTGAAAAAAAATTAATTTAAAAAACCTAGTAAAATCAATGACTTAAAATGCTTGCAATGTAATGAATACTATATATAATAAAATTATGATTTACAAAAAATGGAAGGGAAAAAATCATGCTTAATCAAATACAAAAACTTTTTAGTAATATTGATAATCAATCTAGAATTGCCTTTGGACCTGAACCTGAGTTTATGTCTAGATCCTTTGGACGTAATGCTTACAATAGGTTAAATAGTCTTAACACATCCATTGCAGGTTTAAAGCATAAACCTGATGGATCTAATGCAGATTGCGAGCAGGATTTACCTGCATTAGCAGATTGTAATGTTGCATGGGACTATTTAAAAGATTGCTTAGACTTTGCTAATAACAATGGATCTTATTGCAATAAGGATTGTTCAGTACACGTCCATTTTTCAACCATGCCAATTAGATCAGATTTAACTAATGAGCAATTTACTAGAAAATCCATTGAAATAAAGCATCAATACAATTCTAGAAATTATAATCATTATTTAGAGGATCCTGCTATAGTAGCTCAATTGTTCGATGTCAGAGAGAGTATGCAAATACCTCTAGAGGTTATAAAAGATATTGGCTATAGAATGTCTAAGCATATTGACTATTACGGGTCTTTAATTGCTAGGTCTAGACGTGATGGATATTTTTGCAGGTATCCATCTAATCCTGCAACTATCCTTAGAGCAAATCCAACAGTAGAAAGCTTAAGACAATCTTTAAATGCTAGGTCTAGTAGTTATAAATATTCAGCTCTGAATATTAATAAATATCATACTACAAAAACTATTGAGAATAGATCTCATGGGGCGACCTTAGAATATAAAAAGATTAAAACGTGGTTTAAGTATAATAGTAACTTAATTTTAAATAGCCTTGTATCACGTTTTAAAGCTCGTACAGAGCTACAAGAGATTACAAGCCCGAGTTATATAGGTCGATCTGCTAATACTCTTAAATCTCAATTATGGGACTATTGCAGAGGTCAAGCTCGATCAACAAGAGATATAATGTCTCATGTTGGTATTAATAATCCTCAATCTGTTAGACGTACTATTTCAGAGATTAGATCTATAGATCATTATGATCCTTTTGTTGTTACACATAATCAGCAGGAATTTAGTGTTAGGTATGGTCAATCTTTAGATCATGGTGATAATGGTTATGAGGTTTTAATATCTAAGAATATTGAAACAGTAACAGACAATCTAGATTTTATTTCTGACAATAATGTTAGAGGATCTAGTAGTTTAACAGCAGGTCTAGACAATCAGACATTAGCAGATTTAAACGAAAGGATTAGGCAATTAGCCTAATCTTTTAATCGAAACTTTAAAGATAACCTAGTAATTCACTAGGTTATTTTTTTTGCCTAAGTCATTGATATTGTTATATAAATCGGGGCTATATACCATAGCCCCCATCAAAATTTATATATTTTTGCAAAAAAATCTCTACACCAAGTTCACCTCAAACGACCCCCTTGTGTTTGAAACACGACCTCAAAAAAAATTTTATAAAAAAATTCTTGCACTTTTGTGCAAAGATTACTATATATAGTATGAAATGAGGTAAATATGACAACATATAGATTACGGCTTTCTGAAATAAGGGAGTTTAAAGTCAAGAACACCGATCATTTACTGCAAGAGATAGCATCTGCCTTGACGTGTAGGGGTTTAGAGATGACTTCGTTGCTAAAACGTATAGCCAATTCCTGTTGTGACTGGAATGGGGAAGCATATCGTTACGGAAACAAGGATGAATTAATTGCAGACATGATAAAAAACAAAGTTTTGGTTAATATGAACGAAAGGAAAGCCAATGAAACGAACTGATTACGGGTATGCAGACCTGACAAGCACGGAGGTTTACAATTTTCGTAAAGATCTGGGCATGAGTCAGGCAAAGTTATCCAAAAAATTAGGATTAAGCTTAAGAACGTGGTGTCACTATGAGTATGGGACGCAGAGGATGCCAGTTTCTGTCCACATGGCACTACAATTCTTGCAAAACGGAGGTGGTGAGGCAGAAAAAGTGCATGACAGTGTAAAAAAACATCAAGAGCCACTGACGAAATACGACATGGACAGGATTAACAGGCTAAGAGACAAGATAAAGCAGGACATGACGGACAATGATGAGTTACAATCTCAAGTTTCTGACATGGCTTCCAAGATTTTGGCTCAAAGTGACAAAGAGATGGGCTTTCTGTTGTCAAAAATAAATAATTGATATAGTATCTTCACAGAAACTAGTTTTTTGTGGAGAGATACATGGCAAACGGACCTCTCGGAGGATTTATGCCTACCCCACCTTCACCAGGTCAGCCACCACAGGTGAGTTTGAACACAAACGCTGAAAGCAGGGGTAAATTCAACAATTTTTTAGGAACTTTGCCAAAGAATGGAGCCACGACTCCTATTCAGACAGGTGTTGGTCTTTCCTCACCGATGCCTGTCTCCCCGATTGCAGGTAATGTTAATATATTCCAGCCACAGATGTCACAGATAGCTCCTATGCCTATGATGCCACCTGCACAGCCAGTGAGAATGATGTTTAATGGTGGTCAGGTAGATGATTTTGGTGATTTTTCAAGTGTAGGGGATGATGCTCCGAGTGTTGACACTGGGTTTAGTCAAGACAGCGATGAAAACAACTTTGACGTAGGCTTTACTGAAGAAGAAGACCCTAGCAGAACCGATTATCAAGTGGATGATAGTGGTATTTTTACTGGCACAGGTGGTGACGATAGTCCTGCTCCAATAATTGACACACGACCCCGAACAAATATTCGGAATGTAGGAGCTAGATCAAATTTAAGATACGATCCACAATTTACTGCTAATCAATTGCAACGCAGAGGTCTTGATCCACAAGGGTTTATGGCTCCATCAGACTTTCAGCAAACCACACAGGGTGGTGGATCTGTAGCTGCACCGACATTATCTAGTGGATTACCTTCACTAAGTCTTGGTCAAAATCTTTTAGGTGCAAAGCCAACAATATCAAGACAAGATGTTTTAACAGCACAGAATAGATTAGCTGATATAACTCCTGCATCAGCTATTCCGTTAGCACCTACATCACCATTTTTTGATCGTGATTTATTAGATGATCCATTAGGTCTTGGTGTTAGAACAGGTTTTGGACCTGTAGCTGATGCTGCAAGAAGAAGAGAAGCATTAACAGGTGCATTTGGACCTGAACGTGGCATTCAAGTTTCTAGATTGCCAACTGTTGTGCCAGGTGCAGAGGGTACTTTACCAGATGCTGATCCGTTAGCCACTGATGTTATAAAAGCAATTAGATCAGGTCCTGCTGGATTACCATTTACGAATAATCCAGGTGCCTTGAAGCAGGGTCAAGAAGATTTAACCACTGAGGTCGTAAAAAGTTTGCCAGCTTCAGGATCTATAACTCCAGATAATTTAGCACCTGCAATATTTAACACATTAGACTCTGGTATTGATGCAATTGACAGACAGTTGTCATTATATTCAAGAAACAACATTAACACACCAGAAGCATTAGCAAACACTTATTTAGGATCTGGTGATAAAGAGAACAGTCCTGAAAACCGAGCTGGATATATTGATGCTATCAAGAGTGTAGCAGGTGAGAGTTTCAACTTAGGTAATCCTGCAACGAGGGATGCCATTAAAAATGTTATTGTCAATCAGGAATTTGGTCAGGCAGGTAGAGATGTTATGGCTGAGATGAGACGTGGCACTGACGCTTCTGTTTTAGACGGATTGAATTTAAATCAATTAGCATTAAATCAACCACTTACATCAGATGTAAATCAGTTAGGCTCGTTAGATCCGATAGGGCAGACAACACAAACAACATTATCACCTCCTCCAGCAGGTTTTGAAGAGAATGTTGGTGTGCCAGGTGCTTTAAGACAGGGTGATAGAATAGTTTCACCAGATTCAGGATTAAATTTTCAATACACCACAAGAGGAACAACACCAAAAGAGCAGGCAGAACTTAGAGAGCTTCGCCAAATTGATGATGATGAATTTAATCCTAGAGTGTTAGAAGCATCTGCAAGAGGTTCAAGGCTTGGTGAAGCATTAGCTAATGATTTTTTAAACGCAAATAGGATGCCTGGTACAGCAGTATCTGATTTTTTAAATTTAGCTACTAGAACACAAAACATAAGTCCTGAAAATACAGCCGCTAGAATAGCTAGGAACAACAGAACTATAAATGAAATTAGAGCTGATTTAGGTAGCAGAGTTCCTGATACTGCATTAGAGACATTGCAAGATAGAAGAGATAGATCAGTTCAAGGTCCGCCAAGAATGCCAGACACTGTATTAGATATTGACACAACTTTTGATCCAATAACATTAGATGACAGATTAACAACAGTTTCTCCAGACGTATTATCAAGTATAGGTCGTGAGCAAAGAATTGATGATGCAAATACATTTAGATCAACTGTTCCTGATGCAGCTAAAATATTTGGTGGCAGACAAATACAAACCACACCACTTGATCAAGGAGTTGATTCAATAGTTGGAGATGACGTTGAGCCATCACTTGAAACAAGAGATATTGTAGGTGATGTGACACAAGAGAGAGTTGCTGATATTCTAAACAGACCAGAGGCTTTCAAGTCTACATTTAAGATTGGTGATGTAGAGTTCCCGAACTTACTTGCTACACTTGCTAACAAAGCTGGGTCATTTTTTGACAGACGATTGTTTGACGGGATTGTAGATAAAGGGTTAGATGCAGTTGTTGATCCAGATACTGGTAGGATTATTGGTGCTAAGGATGAGTTTGGTAACTTAATTGAGGGTCGTGACTTAGAGCAGTTTCAACAAGACGATGGTGGAAGTGATCCTATAACTAGATTTTTAAGAAGAGCTACAGAACAAAAAGAAGAAGAAAAAGAGGATAAGCCACCAAACGTAATAGGTAGCACAACAACAACGGCAACAGATCCAGCTCCAAAGACTCCGACAGTTGTTGAGTCTAAGTTTCCTGCATCGACTGCAAGCTTTTCACCTGTAGGGTTTGATGCTGGTTCTTTGAATGATTTAATTGCTAGGATTACAGGAGTGCCTTCTCCAAGAAGAATGCAAGACGGAGGAGTAATAAGCTCTGTTGATAATTTTTTAACTAAGGTAGCATGACGAATTTACAATATGCAGAGTTTTTAAGTGATGAGGAGTTGCAAAAGGTAGCTCCGTTACTTAAAAGACTTAAGAAACTTGATGACAGATCAGAGTCACAGGAAGATTTTCTACGATTTGTAAAAAAGATATGGTCTGGATTTATTGAGGGTAAGCACCACAAGATCTATGGTGAGAAGCTACAGGCTGTAGCAGATGGTAAAATCAAACGTCTGATTGTCAATATGCCACCAAGACATACGAAATCTGAGTTTGCCAGTTACTTATTTCCTGCATGGCTGA